ATTTTGGATACACAAAGCATTAGCACTTTTATTTTCTTGTCAAGAAACAGAGTACAATACAATAGAATATAAAGAAAGAATTTTTGGAGAAAATATGACAATCGATATAGCTCTTCCATACCTCGACAGAATTAACAAATCGTTTTTAAGAAATTTCGAAAAAATGACTGAGATGTTAGATGCAAGCAAATAATATTTTAGTATGTGATTATATTGAATTACAAAAGACTGAATATGAGACTCTCACAGATAAGATAATTACATATATATCTATAATCGAAAATGCCGATATTGAGGAATTATACGAAACTGATATAGATACATTATTAGTTAAATATAATTTATATAAAGATATTATATATAGTCTTCAAAATAGTCCCTCGAAATCTATTATAGAATTGGGGGAGAAAAAATTAAAATTAATTAATTTTAATGATATAAAATTTGGACAATTTATTGATTTAGAGTATTTTATAAGCAATGATTATTATGCTAATCTAGGCAAGATAGCATCTATTTTATATTTAAAATATGAAGAAAAGGAATTTGATAATGATATATTTGAATCTTATAATCTAGTCAATTTAGACACTAGAAGTAATTATATATGTAACAATATACATATTATAGATATACTAAGTAATATAAATTCATACTTAAAATTTCGAGAAAATATATTTAAATCTTATCAATTTTTCGAAACTGGTTTAGAGGATATAGATAAAGATACACTTACAGAAGAAGAGCTAGAAATTTACGAGGAAGAAGTAGCTAAGTTAAAAAATAGTAGTAAAGATATTTGGGAGAGGATATTGGAAACAGTTGGAAATGAAGACCTTACAAAATATGAAACTATTTTAGATACAAACTTATTTTTAGTATTTAATCGATTACAAAGGATTATAAATAATTCGCACAAAAAAACGTCTTAATACATTTAAATATATGATTCACAAAGATATACCAATTTTTGATTTGACTATATTACCTACTCAGGAATTCAAAAATCCGGCATCGGGGTTTGATAAAATTGCTTACGTTCCGAACCCAGCAATCGACCAAATGGGGATTTATTTAGATAAAAATAAACGCTCGTTAACATTAGAAGAGCAAGCACAATTATTAGAATCATTAAAAAAATCGGGTATAAAAACAAAGGAAATTCCAAGCACCTGGTTACAACGTACAGAGGAAGATTATTTTAAAGTAATAACAGATACATCTATTTTACAATTAACTAAAGACCCTGGTGCTCGAACAAGTTATAACGATGTTCCTGACCCGCAAGGCAACGGACAATGGCTAGTTAGATATAAATATTTAGGAATTAAGGACGATAAAAATCGAGATTTTTGTAGAGATGTATTAGAATTAGATAGAATTTATACAGAAGAAGAAATAAGAAATGGTTTATCTAATTCGGATTTTGGGCAGTATAGTATTTTTGATTTTAAAGGTAATATAAATTGCCGTCACAGATGGCAGAGATTAGTGTATTTCGAGGATTATAAAAAAGATAATATAACTCGAAGTGCCTTAATTCCTGGGTTTGTAACACAAGGCTTAAGAGATAAAGATGCCAGTAAATTAAACCCAGCAAAACAATATTATTCTAGTCATATTAAAATGGAAAATGCTGAACGTCAGCAAGTTATAGCACCATTATTGATTCCGGATTTTTTGATATTGCGTGAGGATGAAGAGGTTGGAGAGTATTATATTAGATTTAGTAGAGAAGTTATATCTCAAATTCGAGATAAAGCTAAATCCGAGGGCAAGTTAGACAGTCTAGAAATAATGAAAGATACCCATCGTGGTGATTTGGCTAAAGCATTTATTCTCGAAGAATGGATAACCGAAGATGAAAATGATAAAGCATATACCCATTATGGCTTCGATATAAACAAAGTTCCCTTGGGCAGTTGGATAGTACTTACTCAAATAATCGATAAAGATTTTTGGGAGAATGAAATTAAGAAAAATAAGAAGCACGGATACTCGATTGAAGTCTTTTTAAATATGAAATTAGCTGAATTAGAAGCAGTTAGTAAAAACAAAAAAAATAAAATTAATATGGAAAATGAAGAAATATTAGCCTTAAAAGCTGAGATTGAAAGATTAATGGCAGAGATTGCTAAAAAAGAAGTACCGACCGAAGAGGTTAAAATGGCTGATGAAGTTAAAACCGAGGAAGAAACTCCGGCTGTGACAGAAGAAGTTAAAACCGAGGTTAAACCAGAAGAAGTTCCTGACAAAGTGGCAGAGGAAGAAGTGAAAATGGTTGAAGAAACTCCGGCTGTGGCAGTTACTGAAGAAATTCCTGCCGTGGTTGAGGAAGATTTAGATTCTAAATTCGAAGCTATTTATAAAGAAATTGCGGATTTAAAAGTCTTAATTTCTACGATAGCTCCTGCAACGAATCAAGGTCCAATTTTAGAAATGTCTAAAGTCAATTCCAAAAATTCAATCAAAAGTTTGAACGCACTTGGGGATTTATTTAAAAGAAAATAAAAACGCACAATATTGATACTAAATACATTATAAGTAATTAGTAACAACAAATAAAAAAAATATTTTAAAAAATGGCTATTAAATTAGATAAAATTAAATTCGATATTTTAAAATTCGAATTTGCAAAAGAAGATTTCAACAACGCAAAATTCTCGAAAAAAGTTGAGTTGGATATGGTAGTTGATTCAAGTGCCGATTACGCTACGAATGCTACAGAGTATTTCAGAAAGGCGATGATTGGAGAGGATTCTACTCGTTCAAAATTCAAACAAGTTTTGGGTGTTAAAGATAGAGTAAAACTTGGAACCACTGCATTTCAATCACTTATCAAAAGTGGTGCATCTACATTCGACCCGAGCGATTCAGAAATCTCACAAAAAACATTCGAGGTTACTCCATTAATGGTATCTACTTCGGTCAATATCAGTGACTTAGAAACTTCATTCGTATCAGACCAGTTGGCAAAAGGTTCAAATAACTTTAACGATTCATTCGCATTTATGAATTTCTTCTACGAAACTTTAAGTGCAGAGCATCAAGAAGAAATGGAATACTTAACATTCCAAGGAGATACGGATGGAACGTTTGGAACACCTTCAGCGTATTTAGAAACTGTGGATGGATTGGAAAAATTGCTAGAGGCTGATGCTGATGTACTTACACCAGGAGCTACAGCTGTTGCAATTACAAGTTCAAACATTATAGCAGTGTTGAAAGAAGCTAGAAACACTTTACCAAAAGCGGTTAAAATTAAAGGTGACTTTGTTTATATGTTATCTACAAATGCTTTTGAAGCGTATATGGATGCGATTAACGAAAATATGGCATCAGGTCAATATTTCTCAGAATCGTTAGTTCCTAATTTCCAAGGTGTTGAGGTTTACCACGCAAAAGGTACATCATCAAACGTAGTAATCGCTGGAAACTGGAGTAACTTCGTAAACGTTCAAGATGTAATTTCGGACGAGGTTGGTTACCAAGTAGTTGACTTTTACAAAACGAAATTGGATAGAACGATTGGGGTTAGAACAGACTTCAAATTCACACCAGGTTATTTGAAAGGTGATGAAGTTTATTTCTACAAACCATAATTTGTTTAGAAATTAGAGATTAAAAATTAAAAAAGATGTTAAGATTCGGGTAGTCTAAAAAGCTACTCGAACGCTTAACTTAAAAAAAATAAAATTAAAAAAATGGCTTATTGTAATACGATTACAGGAATTGCTGCGGGTTGTACAGATAACAATTTAGGGGCAATTAAAAAGGCTTGGATTGCAGATTTCGAAGATGTTGCATCTTATACAGTAGATGCTGGATTGGTAGAAGCAATATCGATGACCCATTCGGGGTTGTTCCACGCATTCGAGTTTAAACAAAATACAAGTATGTACACTGAAAATGCGGTAGTTGACTTAACAGCAGATGTAAATTTATGGGAATCTAATATAAATTTAGGTTTAAGAAGAATTGAGGTATCTAAAAGAAATTCAATTTCGATTTTGGCGGAAGGAAGACGAAGAGTAATTATAGTCACACAAGATAATAATGATGATTATAGAATTTGGGGTCTTGACGATGGGATGCGAATGTCCACAATGGAATCAGGAACGAATACCGAAAGAGGTGCTGGTACATTCTATAATCTTAACTTCATTGGGCACGACCGTTGGATGGCTTATGATTTCGACAATACTTTGTTAGCAGCTATAACAGCTTAATATTTAACTAGTTATATCTAAAATGAAAAGGGAATATGTTTTAAATGTATTCCTTTTTTTATTTTAATAGTACAAAAAGTGGACAATATACATTTATAATAAATAAAAAGTACTATGTTAATAATAACAAAAAATACAACTAATTACTTAACTCTCACATTATCAGAGAGAACCGAGATTGAAAATGGGTATTTTTTATTCGTTTTAAAGTCCAAGTTTGAAAAAGGTGAGACAAGAGTATTTAATAGTATAAATACAAGTACACATAAAAAAAGATATGATAGATTCAGTGTGGTAGAGACTACATCTCCAGACAACACAGATGGGGAAGTGAATCTATTTAAAGGTGAATGGGATTATTTCGTATATGAAAGTGAATCACAAACGCTTGATATAGAGGAGACTACGGGTAAAATATTAGAAACAGGATTACTAATAGTAAAATAAAGATATAAAAATATGGGATTATTTAGTTTTAATAAACAAAAGAAAATAGAAGCTGTTGCTACACCAATGCCGGCTGTGGAGATACCAAAAAAGATTGAACAAATTAAGTTCGATTTACTACAAACAATTCGAACTGACCAGCAAAATTTAAGTTTACCCTTCATCGACGATGAACACACAGCAGGAAATAGTTGGGTCGGATTTGGGGAATCAAATCTTTATCCACAGATAATCAATCAATTATATTTAACAAGCCCGATGAACACTGCCTGTATCAACTTTAAAACTTGGTCGATTGTGGGAGCTGGATACGAATTTGAGGGATATTCAAATCTAAAATCGCTAGAGAAAATTAGAATAAAAACATTCGAACGTAAAAATGATTTTGCTAATTCGATTGAAATTCTAACTAAAGATTACATAAAACACGGACGTGCTATTATATTGTTACATTATAATAAAGAAACTAAAAAGTATGACTTTTTTAAAGTAGTAGACCCAAGTGAAATTCGAAATACGAGAGTAACATTATTTAAAGAAGTTAGTAAATATTTTTATAGCCAAAATTGGATATACAGAACTAGTCTACAAGAGATTACGCCTTATAAAATCAATAATGAAAATGAATGGCAGATTTTAGAAATTAAAAATTTGACAGGTGGGACGAGAAGTTATGGACTTCCAGACTACATTTCAGCGGCGAATTGGATAACAGTTGGAGGTGATTTAGGGTTACTACATAAAAGTGCTTTAGAAAATGGAATCGAACCAGGAAAAGTTTTTATATATCCATATATAATGTCCGACGAGGAACAAGAAGCCTGGGTGAAAAATATGGTGAAAAATCAGAAAGGCGTAATTAATAGGAATCGAGCAATGAAAATTGAGGCACAGAGTCAAGAACTTATGCCAAAAATTGAAAATATACAATCTACAGATACGCATCAACTCTTCGAACAAACTAGTAAAGAACAAAAAGAAGAAACTGCAATCGCACATAACATAAACCCAGCATTGATGGGGGTTAGAGTTGCTGGGAGTTTGGGAGCGAACGAGGAAATTGAATTCTCAAGTAGACAATTTAAAGAAGTTTGGTTAAATAGAAATAGAAGAGTAATGGAAAATTTCATTAATGATATTTTAGCTATATTCGAAATTCAATCTAATTTTAAATTTATCGAAACTGAACTAGTGTCTATGGCTAAAAAATTATTAGAATCACAAACCGAAGCGGGATTGGAAAATGAGTTAGAAAATGCAAATATAGTTAACTCGAATCTTTTAAATTTAACTGGAAAGCAGATGCAAAATCTTACTAGAATTATAAGAAAGTACGACAAAGGCGAGATTACAGAGCCAATAGCCATTGATATGCTACAAAGTGCGTTTGGAATTAACGAAGAACAAGCTAAAAAATATTTAGATATTTCTTAATATTTAAAACAATTTAAAATAATTTAAAATAAAATGAGATATTTTGTAACAGAAGAATTTGTAAAAGAGAAAACCCATATCACTCAAAACGTTGATGCACAGTCGATTTCGCCTTTTTTTGAAATGGCTATGATAGCATATGTGCAACCGATTTTGGGATATACATTTTTGAATGATTTATTAGTAAAATATAACGCTGATGATTTAAACAGCGATGAGACAACTTTGGTAGAGTTTATTAGTTATGTTGTAGCTTTTTATGCAGCTTACGATGCTGTACCAAGCCTTACCTTCCCAGTTGGGAATAAAGGTATCAATTCCCAGAGTGGTGATTTTAGCCAAAGTGTTGGTTTAGATATAGTTAATTATATTAGAAGAGATATATATAAATTCGCTAAAATTCGAGAAGATGCTTTAAGAATGTATTTGTACGAAAATGCAGATAAATTTGAGTTATATGAAAGTGTTGATAACCAGTCTATTGTGGAACCAGATAAACAAATAAAAAAGAACCGAGGTGGGATAACATCTATTTAAAATGAAAGAATTTTTTATAAAAGCACTTGGAGCAATTACTATTTACTTAACTCCCATCCACCCTTTGATGTTTTTATTGGGTTGTGTGATTCTAGCCGATACCGTGGCAGGGAGATGGGCGGCTAAACATATAGCCAAAAAGGAAGGAAAGGATGTTAGATTGGCTGTAACTTCAGCCAAGACTCGTAAAGGCTTGGTATCCAAGTTAATAACATATCAATTAGCCGTAGTTTTACTATTTATACTAGATAAATTTATATTAAATGATTTGTTAATGTATTTTATACCCACATTCCCAGTTGCCTTTATGGTAACAAAAATAGTTGGGGTTGTGTTAATTCTAGTCGAACTTGATTCGATTGATGAAAAATACTATCTTGTAAAAGGTAAAAGATTAAAGACTTTATTTACAGATAAAGTAAAAGATATTAAACGTTCAATTTTTAAAATTAAAGACTTTAAAGATAAAATCGAAGAGGAAGAATAATAATTAAAAAAAGGGATACCATTTACGGCATCCCTTTTTACTGACTATAATTTTAATATTTAATAAAGCAATAATGAATGTTAAAATAATAAGAGTCAGATTTTTTATTATAAAAAGAAGATTCTAATTCCATATCCGATTAAGGCTAGTGCTAGTACTAATTTTACAATGTCGATAAATAATTTCATAATTTTTAATTTTTTAGTTTGTTTATAAATAACTTAAGCAAATATAATAATTTAATTTCAATCTACCAAATCTTTTTCAGATTCTTTTTCAATTTTTTTACTTTTTATATATTCCAAAGTGGATAGTATTAATGTAGATATAGCTACAAATATAAAAATCCAAAATGCAATACTTTGATAAGTGCCTGTTAGACTACAACTTAGTACTAATAAAAGTGTAAATAGTATAGTTAAAAGGTCTAATTTAATTTTAATGTTCATAATCGTTTGTTTATTTGTTTGGATTTATAGTTAATTTTAATCTAAAAGTTTATTTAAATTATATTCTCTAATAATTCCTTTTGCTTCCTCAAAATCCACCTCTTCCATAATCCCATCGATTGTATAATTAGTTCCCTTAATGTTTGTACCACCCTCACTTCCACAATATTTTATGTGGCTAAAATATTGTAGCGTATCACCATTTTTTATATAGATATTATGTTTATATTTAAATAAATCCTCAAATAAATTTTTATTTTTTGTGACTAAAGTAGTAATATCATACTCACTTCCCCACGTGGTATATAAATTATCAATATCATTTTTATAATATATTTTCATCATTATTCTTCATATTTTTTTTCTTTTCAAGGGCTGGCATGCCAGCCCCATCTAATAATTTAACTAGTTGCAATTCTCTATGTTCTCTCTTAATATAATAATCAACATATCCTTCAACTATTTTTTGTGTAACTTCTTCTGTAAAAGTTACATAACACTCACCTATTTCACTCTTGTTCATCATCATCTTCTTCTTTTTTATCTAACAATTTAGCTAGTTGCTCTTCCCTTTTTAATTTCTTATAATAATTATCAATATCATTTTTATAAGAATTATCACACGCATAACTACCTATGTTTGTGCTAGTTAAACATCTACTCATTTTAAAACCAATCCGGTCTTATTTTTTTAAGAGTTTCGATTTGCTCCTCACTCAAAAATGCTGGTTGTGTGTAATTAGATTTCTTTATATAATAACCTTTAAGAGCCTTGTCCTTTGAGTATTCTCTATACTCAAAATCATTATCATATTTCTTTTTCTTCATATTTTTAACTTTACAGTTTCGGCAACAAAACCTTTTTTGGGGTGGTGATGCTGCAAATGTATTATCACAATTTTGGTACTCGCATTTTATATGTTCCATAATTAATTATCTAATTTTTCTTCTAATTCTTTTATTTGGCTTTGCGCCTGTAATTTCTGTTTCAAATTTAATATATTCATTTACATCAATTTCGAAAACTAATGTAAAAATACCGTTTTCTATTGTGGCTTCCACGAGTTCATATTTCCCAAATTGGAGCAAAATAGCTATTATATTTAAATTTTCTGTCGCACTTATAAACGTATATGTACCCCTAAAATTTAAATTTAATATACTGTTTATAGTTAGATTGTTGGCATCTAATAATTTTGTAATAGATGTTGTTTTAGTTTGTGTTTCGTTCATATATTTATATATTTATTTTTTTTATATTGTTTCACGTGGAACAATTACTTAAGTCTTATAACAGGTAGGCTACCCAGCCCATCAAATCTTTTATAACCAGGTCGAGTGCATTCCCAGTCGATTACATCTATCATAAATTCATCCTGGAACTTATCAATAAAGAATACATCTAAATTTTTATATTTTTTAAATTTACATAGTAATCTTACTGTATCCTCAAGTCGAGTTCCGTGGTTATATACTCTAAGTCGATATCTACCAAAGTAATCTTCTAGCATCCCTACCTTTTTTAATCTTTTGTTTAAATCGTTTAGGATGTTTTTTTGTGCTATTTCTGTTGTTTTCATATATATTTGTTTTTATTTTTTGTATAATAGTTTGTATTCTAAGATTCGATAATAATCGATTATAGTGTCATTACCAAATAATATTACTCTTTCGTCAAAAATTATATTTATTAAACCACCAAAAAAATACATTATTATTTTAACTGGTAGTAGTATTGTTTTTATTAAAAGAGTTTTCATATATCTTTGTTTTTTTGTATAATTTATATATTAAATTTTTATTCTCCCTTTTGGGTATTTTACTATTTTTTTAGTAATTTTTTTAATTTTTCTTCCCTTTTTAATTTTGGGTCAAGCATTTTCTTCAAGAAGGTAATATTCTTTTTACTACCATCTACATAAATTTCAAATTTTTTATAGACGTTTTTACACGATTCTGAGTATGTATATTCAAAATACAAATCCCCAAAATCATTTATGGTTGTTCCTACAACGCTATTATCACGCATTTCTACATCTAAATCTAGTTCAATAAAGAACCATTTAATAGTTTCTAATTTCTTTTCCTCCTTGGCTCTACGTTGGTTTGCAGTGCGTTGTGGATAAGAGAAATAAGTATTCTCTGTCAATTCACTTGGAATCTCGATTGTTGTTGTGTTTGTTGTTTTCATAATTGTTGTTTTGTTTTTATATTATATATATTAAATTTTTTCTCTCCCCTCTGTAAATATATGTACTTTTTTGGGATTTGTTTAATATATTTTTCATCTTTTCGACGAATGGTCGATTTTACTCGACCAATAATCTTTTTAGTTTATCTTCCCGAATATCAATTTTTAGGTCAGGATAAAGCTCACACAGCACTTCTAAATAGTTATCTATATCCAAGGTATGTTCATCCCCATATTCGTCTTCTATCGTTACCGTAGTAGCATCTAAATTAAAGATAGTGAAGTCAAAATAATCTTTCTCTTTGTGTAGTTCAACTATGTTAGTCAAAAGGTCAATTATTGTAGGCTCTTCTTCATCTTCAAAATTGAATAGTGTAAATCTATTTAATAAATTTACTTGTAATTCGTCAACTAAGTATTCATTCAATTCTAAAATCTTGATGAAATTTAGTGTGTTTTGGTTGTTTGTGTTTGTTTTCATATTGTTTGTGTTTTATTTTTATATTATATATATTAAATTTTTTCTCTCCCTTTTACTGTTTTATCACTTTTTTTCAAAAAAGTTTCAATTATTTTGTTAAAAGATGTTAATTTTTTAACAGTTTATCTAGATTGACTTCTCTTAATAATCCAGGGATGTCCTTAACTTCTAATTTAAATATTTTAATATCATCTTCTGTTAAGTCACCATACTCTTTTTTGCTTAAAATTTGTTGATACATTCTTTCATAATCACCTTGATACATCTTAGCATCTTCGAAATTATCGGTTGTAGACCCACCCCAAGTTAGCCATTCACCTTTTACTTTTACATAATAAACTGTTTTCATATTTGTTTGTTTTATTTTTATATTATATATATTAAATTTTTTCTCTCCCTTTTGATGTTTTATCACTTTTTTTCAAAAAAGTTTCAATTATTTTGTTAAAAAGATGTTAATTTTTTAACAGATGTTTATAATAGTCATAATCTCTTTCTAAGAGACGTTCTAGCAATATACCTCTATCACGTTCATTTTCAACATAATCGTTGTTTAGATGGCTCGGTAAAGCGTCAAAACAGCTGTGGTAACTTGTAATATTAAAGCCACGATTGATGCACTCCTGGTAGATATCTATATAGCGTTTCTGAAGGTATAATAGTTTATTATAAAAAAACTTTACGTGTCCTTTGTTTAGTGTAAAATTATCCGGGATGTCTTTTAAGTTATAACGTCCATTTTTAATACAATTTGGAATACGTTTAATTTCTCGGTGCTCTGCCAATAAGTGTTTATTAGATAACTCCAGTGGTCTAATTGCGCAATTTATTCTAGTCATATTTTTGTGTGTTTTATTTTTATATTATATATATTAAATTTTCTCTCCCCCTTTTGTAAATATACTAATTATTTTTAAAAAAGTTTAATAAATTCGACGAATTAGTTATTTTTATCGACTAAAATGAAAATGGGCTACCAAATTTATTGATAACCCATTTTCGAACAAACATAAACAAAACAAATTTATATATTAAATGTCTACTCTTCCCTTTAATTTTCTTCTAAAAAGGGCTGGCATGCCAGCCCCATTAAATTTATAAATCCCCATAAAACTTTTATAAAAATAATGTAACAATACCACCAAGGAATAATGTAATTATAGCTACTAATATGCTTTGTGCTAGATTTTTACCAAATCTCTCCCAAAAATTATCTTGTTCTTCTTCAATTTTAATCGCTTTTAATCTAAAAAAGTTTACTAGAATCATAATTCCAATCGCTTGTAAAAGATTTACAGGTTGTATTGTAAAAATTGGTACAATAAACCATTCCCATAATTTTGTAAATACAAAGGCATTAACGATTTGTGCAATAATTATTCCTAAAAATATTCCTATAATTTTTTTCATTTCTTTTTGTTTATTTTTTATACTGTATATATTTTATTAAATATATGTAAAATTGCCATTTTTAATCTAATAATTTTTGTAAATTTTGTTCTCGATGTACTTCTATATAAATATCTTTTAATATATCTAAATCTAATGCGTGTGTAAATCTATATTCTAATTCGTGTCGACGTAGAAAAACCATAAAAAGCTTTCTATCATCATCTGTAATAAACAAATTAGTACATTCCATAACATCTATATCATAATATTTTTTATATAGTATTAATTTAATAATATTAATAAGTTCAATTTCTTTTTTATAAGTAACCATAATTATGTTTTTTTGGCAAGCTATGTCTTTAAATTCTAAGCCAAAATTTATTAAGTATTCTTTTATTTTTATTAAATCTTCCATTTTTAATCTAATAATTTTTTAAATTGCTCTTCTCGAATATATTGTTTTAAATTCGTATATACTATATCTAAACTTCCGTCATTTTCGCATTCGATATACAAATAATGGAATGGTATTATATAAACTGTACTATTATAAATACTTGTTTTATATACATATACATATTCACTATCATCATATTTTATATCATTTACAATCTTTTTTATGTGCTCTTCACAATTTTTTTCGAGGTGATACTCATAATCAAAATCCTTATTTTCTACTTCAAAATCAATATTTTTATATATTATATTATGTACATAATACTCAATTTCTGTAGCTTCTTGCCACTCCCGGATAACGTTTTTCTTATAAGCTATTAAATCAATTTTCTCTATTTCTAATTTAATATAATAATCCTTAAGTCCCATTTCACTTTCGTTTAAATATTGTGGAAAAAGCCATTTTAAAAAAGTATTAGTTAACTTATAAAGTATAAAGCAAACCATAAACCATCCCACCATCACGCATATAATTTTTAACATATACATATTAATCTAATAATTTTTTAAACTTCTCTTCTCTTAATTCTCTTAAAACATCTATTTTTAATTTTTCTAGTGAATCAGGGTATGTAACATTTTGGAATGGGTAATCTTCTTTTATATGTGTATTTCTGTTATATAATATAATATAATAATCACTATAAATATAATCAAAATAAAAAATAGTTAATTTATTATATTTTTTATTTCTTAACATAACTTTTATTACTTTATCTAAAATATATCTATTTTGTTTAAAAAGAAGATATTTATCATTTCTCAAATCATCTTTTCTAAAAAAGGTAGATATTTTATTAATTCTTAACTCATTCTCTAAATCAACTAATAATTTATATTCTTCGTGTTTGTTCATATATCTATATATTTTATTATATTTATGTAAAATTTCTGTTTTTAATCTAATAATTTTTTGAATTTAACTTCTCTATAAATCGCTTTTCTTACATCCAAGGGCAAGCCACAAAGGTTAAAACGGTCTTCTAAAATCTCAAAATCGGAATAATTACTACCCTCTTCAGTATGATGTTGACATACAGATAAATAGCGATGTCCCTGGTCTGTACATTTCCACACAGAATGGTTACTATCATCACAAATTTCAAGATATGTACTATCATCCAGTAAACTAATAACTTTTACTATACATAAATTATCGTATTTATTATTTAATAACATTGTATAAATTATATTAATAATTTTAATATCTTTTGTATAATCTATAAAAATTGAATTTTTATTAGAACATTCTTGACTTGGTGATTGAAATTTAATCTTAAGTTTTTTTAATTCTTTTTTAAACTTTTGTATGCTTTCCATAATTTTATATTTTTTCTTTTTTAAATTTTAAATCTTTGTATTTACTAGACACATATTTATATACTTTCTCAACATCATTATTTTTAACAATTAAGCTATCGTGCACGGATAAACAAAAATCTATATTAATATCATTTACAATATTATCTAATAAGTCGTCTATAACGATTTGAGATTCAATGCGTTGTAACTTAGCACCCAGGGCTTTATATCCATTTTTCTTTTTATAATTTATAATAAACTCGCTCATTCTTGGAAATAATTTATTAATGTGTTTTGGCATTTCGTTTATGTTTCCATTAAGCCACGTAACAAATTCTTTTTTAGCTAAGTCTCTGTCCTGGTTAATTTTAGAATATATAGTATAACACGTATAATTATTATCAATTTCAATTTTATCTTTTAAAAAATGAAATAAAAGCGTTGGCTGGCATTCCTTTATATCTATACTTGTGTATCCACCTAATGCCCCCAAATATGTCTTATAAGAGTTAAAATCAGCAACTTGGGTATTAGATGTTATAGTAGTATGTAAACGCCTAGAAAAGCTATCTCTTATAATTTTTGTGTCAAGTCCAATTTCTAATAAAGATTTATATGTAATTTTATACCATTCTTCATTTTTATATAAAAAGTCAGGAATTTCAATATTTTTTTCTATCCCCTTTTCTGTATCAATTAAAAAACGGTATTGCATACAATCACCGGTATGTGTGTTATAATATTTTTTATTATACCATTCCTCTTCATCAAAAATATCTTCCTGTCTAAACCCATTATTTTGTGATTTATATTCTATTATATTATTATCTAACAGTATTTTAATATAATTATAATATCTAAAACTAATTTTTCTTAAATAAGCACTCGGGACTGGGAAAAAAAGGTTTTGTTTATCTTTGTTAAATTTAGTGTTTTTAAATATAAGATAGTTATAAATAATTAAAAGAGAATCTCTAGTATCTTTTCTTTTTATTGTTTTTAGGACTTGTATAAGTCCCTGGGGTATTACTAAATTAATAATCATTTTTTGGCTTTACTTTTATTTTTTGGCTTTTAAAAAAAGAGGAGGAGGGGTAATTAGTCCCTCCTGTAAAGCCAATGAACCTCTTTTGTATAATGTATATATTAAACTTTTCGTGTCCCTTTTGCTCTTTTTCGATATTTTTTTAATTATTTTTAAAAATAATTTTAAGGGATAGAATAATTATAATTTTTATAATTTTTATTTAGAACGCCAACTTCGCTTAAGGCTCGTGGCTACAATTAAAAAACACTATTGTATAAAGTTTTATGGAAGTATATAATTATTATTATACTAAGTCTAAAACCGAAAGTTAATATAAATAGTAGATATGTTATTATATATTATATAACTGTTGTGCACTTTGTGTATGTTGTGCACTTTGTAAAATTATAATTATTCTCTCCCTTTTTTTAATTATATAGTATATCTAAAGTGCACAACATACACAAAGTGCACAACAGTTATATAATATATTAATACTTTAATCTTATTAATCTCATTTCGCTTATAAAAGTTTAGGATTTAGATGTAGTTAATTTAATATTATTATATAACTGTTGTGCCTGTTGCTTATGTTGTGCCTGTTGCAAAATTATTTTTATTCTCTCCCCCATTCTATAATAGCTTACCGCCCGGCTCTGCCAGGGGCGTGGAAGCGCAATTTAAATACATATATAGTTTTCTATATTAATTTTAATGTTTTCAAGGGCGGGCATGCCCGCCCCATCTAATAATTTACATATATATCTCCATATATTGATTTTAACGTACATTTAAGCCACTTTAGTACATATATAGTATAATACCCATAAACGCTACTTAAATGCTTTAAATCAAATAAAAACACTTTAATTATTTTTATATTAATAATATATCGAAAATAGAAAAAAATGAGTTTAAAAGTAAAATATATAGTATATAAAAAATAAGTATTTGAAAATGAAGACAATATATGATTTTAGCGAGCAAGAACGGATTGCATTTATGGAAGTGTATAGTAAATTTAAAGTAAAAGAAAATGAGACTAAACATTTACATATAACTTATAATAATTCTACTTCCAGTTTCGACTGTTTTATACACGTTTACAACCAGGATGGTAACAAAGTTAGCTCTTCCATAATCGAAATTAAGGTTAGAAATACACATTACACAGATTTGTTAATCGAAAATTATAAATATAATAAATTAAGACGATTAGAAAAAATCGAAAAACAAAATTTTGATAAAGTAAATCTATATTATTTAGTGTTTACCACAGCTGGAACTTACCTTTTTAACTTAAATACTGTACCACAAATCGATTGGCAAAACGATAGTATGCCAGCCACAACATTCCAAGCCGATAAAAATATTATAAAAAAAGTTGGATACTTAAACATTCAAGATGCCATCAATTTTAATTATATTTTTGACCCATCCACGGTAGATAATAATAAAGTAAAAAAACAATTTATACAACAAAAAATCGATAGATGTATATTCAATTCTATTCAAAAATTAAAATAAAATAAAATATATGGAAATAAACTTTAATTCCCCACAATTCAATTTTAACAATGATTTTAGCCATCAAAATGGTTATCAGTACTTCCCCCCTATTGAGCCTGAGTTAGACTCTAAAACAATAGATTTAAACGTTTTAGGAACTATTTACACTGTAGATAAAGAATATTATTATAAGTGTGTGGAAGAGAATAAAACCCGGGTTATAATTAAATCTAAAACCGAAATTGAGTTCGTAACTGAAAACGAATTTAATAATATTAAAAGATTTAAAAGAGGTATGGATAAAAATATTTCAAAAAATTTCAATAAAAATTTTAGTAAAAGAAGATGATTTTAAATATAAATGAAATGAAAAGAGATGTATTAATTACATTAAATCGTGAATTTACATCTAAAAATATTTACGAGCCATTGCTGATAGAAACTTTGGAAGACGTAATTTATTGCTTGGTTACAACAAAAGTACGTACAAAAATTGAATTAGAAATTTTAATTTTAGATACTGTAGATACTTTAAAGGAAGTAGTAAATAATAGAAAAACAGTGGAATATATTTATTTAGTTCTAGGCTTATTAGGAACTATTGAACTGATTATTAAGGAGTTAGAAGATAATGATTATTTTGAGGCGTGTCAAAATATGGTTGATTTTTCTAATCTCTTAACACAAAAAATAATGGACGAGGAAAATGTTGATTGAGGAACTTACAAACTTTTTTAAAAATGAAGAGAAATGGATAAAGACTACTATATTAAATGTAGCTAAAACTAGTAAATTTAATATAGTAAAAAACAACCCCAGTGGGGCTTTGGAATTAATTAGTGAATTATGGTTTATATTATCATCTCAAAAAAATTTAGATAAAATGAGGGATGAAAAAGATGTAAAAGGTAAAATAAATAATACTGTAAATTTATTATTAAATAAGAAAAATTCAAATTTTATTAGGAGTTTGAGTGTTGGAAAAAACGATATAGTTAATAAGTACATTAATTATTATAAGACTTTAAATACACTTTCTTTTAAAGAAGAGGAGGATAGTTTAGTCGAAAAGGAATTAAAAAAAAGAGATATGGCACATATAAGATACCAGGAAGAGGCGGATAAAATTGATTCTATAATTTATAGTTTATATTATTTTAAAGAGAAAAATTCAATCTCAAAATTTGCGGAACACCTTGATATTAGTAGATATTGTGCCAGGATGATTATCGACGAAATGAATCATATTCTAAAAAAAATGATTGAAAATGGTACATCTTACTATGTAGAAAAGGAGAATTACTTAAAAGAAAAAAAAGTCTTAGCGACTAAAGAAAAAAAAGTTTTAAAAAATGAAAAAGGTAGTAAAAAATAAATTTGGAATATTTGAAACCATCGAGGATGATTGCAATTGTGGTTGTAAAGATTGTAAAGAACCTATCGTGGAAGAGATAATTATCGACGAAACACCTAGTTTTATCGACGAAGAGGAATAAAAACGTAAATAAGCGTAATATGAAGATAGATAAAGATATAGAAAAGATTTTTGAGGAGGTTATAAAGAAGATGTATAACGAAGCCTGGTCAACTTTTAATACTGTAAAATATTTAAAAGAAAAATATAAATTAGAAAATAGCCGAGCCTACGAAATTATTCGAGAAGCCAAGCTATATTTTGCCAAATTTGTAAATGAAGCCAAATCCGACCCTTTAAACGAATGCTTAAATATATTAGAAATTACAAGAGAAAAGGCACTAGCAGCAAATGATTTAAAGGAAGTCAGGGAATGTACAAAGGAGATTGCCAAGCTCCAACAACTTTACATCGAAAAAATCGATGTAACGAGTAAGGGAGAAAAAATTAATATAATTATAAATAAATCTTAAAAGTGGATATACAAGTAAATTTAAATGAAAAACAATCTTTGGCTTGGGACTATCTATCTGATTTCGAGACCACTGAAGTACTATATGGAGGTGCGGCAGGAGGGGGTAAATCTTGGCTAGGCTGTGCTTGGCTTATTGTTATGTGTGTACAATACCCAAAAACGAGATGGTTGATGGGTCGTTCGGAATTAAAAACATTAAAAGAAACTACATTAGCTACATTTTTTGATGTGGCATCTAAATGGAATTTAACTACTAAAGATTTTGTATACAATGCTAACACTAATATAATTACATTTTCGAATAAGAGTACAATTATATTAAAAGATTTATTTACATATCCAAGCGACCCAAATTTTGATGGACTTGGGTCTTTGGAAATCACTGGGGCATTTTTAGACGAGGTTAATCAAATTTCCGAAAAGGCAAAAAATACTGTAGCATTCCGGATTCGATATAATTTAGATAAATATAATTTAATTCCTAAAATGTTAATGACGTGTAACCCCGCAAAAAATTGGGTCTATTCCGAATTTTATAAGAAGAATAAGGAGAATACATTAGAAGACTATAAGAAATTTATACAGGCGTTAGTTACTGATAACCAGGAGATTAGTAAACATTATGTACAACAATTAATGCGTGGTGATGAGATTAGCAAGAAAAGGTTATTATATGGAATGTGGGAATTTGAGAATGACAATTGCATATTTGAATATAATTATATCTTAGACTCATTTCGAATTGAAGAGTTTAAATTGGAATTAGCTGAGGGTGAGAAGGTTAATAGTAGTGATTATTATATTACAGTCGATGTTGCGAGGAAGGGAAAAGATAAATGTGTGATTTTATTATGGTATAAATATAGCGTTATAGATATAATTACATATAATATTTCTTTGACAAACGAGATTGTGGATGCCGTTAAATTATTAAAACTTAAATATAAAATGATGTCTCGGAATATAATCGTCGATTCCGATGGGGTCGGTGGTGGTGTGGCAGATTATCTACCTGGTTGTATCAACTTTATAAATAATGCCAAGCCACAGCACAATGAAAATTATCAAAATTTAAAAACACAATGTTATTTTAGATTTGCCGAAAAGATTAATAATAATCAACTTGATATATATACAAATGATATTGATATTAAAGAGATGATTATCAAAGAGTTAACTCAGGTAAAGCGGACTAAAATTGACCAGGATGGGAAGATACAATTAGTTAGTAAAGATATAATAAAAAAGGAACTAGGTCACTCTCCAGATTATTCGGACGCTTTGATGATGCGATTTTACCATTCGGAGGCTAAAGGGTATAAGCCCGAAAACGGGCACAGATTTAGAATAACAAAATATTAATATAAAATACATTTAAATATATATGACTACACTTACTAAATTAATTGATACGCTAGATGCCTTTACCACAGCGCATTATCAACTCCAAAGATTTAAATTCGAATTTGCTGGTGAATTACAACCCTTTGCGGAATCGGATATTACTTTTCCTATTTTGTTTGCGGAGATTAAGGACTCGAGCACCAGGGATGGTGTTGATGTATATAAATTAAAGCTTACAGTTTTGGATAGAATACAAAATGATAGGACTAATACACTTACAAATATGAGTGATACTTCCTTGATTCTTAAAGATATAAAGAAATATTTTAATACAGATGATGTTGATAATGATATATTTGTATTAAATAATATTAATTGCTATCCACAAAATAATTATACAACTGCCAAGCTACAAGGATATTATGCCGATTTTGATTTTGAAGTATCATCTTTTAATAAGTGTGATATCCCGATTGGGTCGATGCCGGCTGGTGGTAAAGCCTGTTTGGATGCTACTGTAGTTAATTCCGATACCAGTTTTGAAGATACAGTCGAGAGCGGTAGTACGTTGACTTTAAGCGATATAACTGTATCTACAAAGTTCACAGATTTGACTTTTCCAGCAGCGATTGATATAGATATGAGTGATTATATTTTAGAAGGTGGAGTAGCTACTGTAAATGCGAATGGCGAACTAGTTGATACAGTGGATGTTGGAGATACTTTAAATTTAAATATAATTTACGAAAATACAGACGTAGTGCCTATAACGATAACAGGTAGTAACATTATAGTACCAGATGTTGTTGTACTGCCTAGTAATCTTATTTATATAAGACCCGAGCCGACAGGTGAGGTATATGTCGCAGGTACAGCTACTTACCCAAATGGGTGTGATAGTTGGAGAGTGTTTACTGGTACAGATATATCTACCCAGCCAACGATGGGAATTCCGATGTTGATTAATAAAAGTAAAAGATATAAAATTATACCAGATAACACGTTTAATCATAAGTGGAGATACACGGGAAAGACTGGCGGTTACTGGGACGTGGAGACTAGTCAATATAAAAATGCTTCAGGTGGGGTAGTTGATTATGCTACTGCTTTTCCAGATAATTATCTAATCGACCACAGCACTGGTTTGGGGTGGCAGACAGTGGCTAATAATACAAACGTAACTTGGGCAGTTGCCTTGACTGAAATAGATGCCTTAACTTTTGCTAGTTTTAATGATTGGTTTTTGCCTAATTTAAATGAAATGACGAGTGTGGCGGATTATGGATACCTAGCAACTTTAGGCTCGACCGGGGATGTGAATCCTATTTGGAACGCTGCGATTACAAATGGCACAAAATGGACAGCCACAACTCGTAAAGGATTTAATGAGAGAGCTTGGGTGGTTGGGACGGATGCTGGGGTTTACACTGGATTTGTGAAAATTAATGCGATGCGGTATATGGCTTGTCGTTACCATTTTAATAATTTATAAATATAATTATATGATACAGGAAGCATTGGAAAATCTTAAGAACGTTCTTAATTATAGATTATCTGAAACGATTAAAAACGTTAATAGTAAATATTCCAAGGAGCCGATTGATACCGGGCTTATGTTACAAACCACCAAATTGGTTAGTATAGAAGTAGATACAACTATTATGGATATAAATATAAATATACATTCACAGGAATATTTAAAATTCGTTGAAAATGGTTGGGGTTCGAATCGAAAATATGGGGAGAGAAAAGTTCGAGAAGATGCTCTTAATCACCCTGATGTTAAGTATGCTTTATCAAAATTATATAAAGAAATTATAAATATAAAAATATTTGATACCCTTAAAAATAAAGGCATCCAGCGAGCGACTTATAAAGTATAGATAGTACATATATAAGTATAAAAATATAAATATAAAAATATGGCTATTACCCTAGTTGGCTCACCCACTTTTTCGACAAATCCTTGTTATAATCCTATTGAATATTACTTTAATAGTACAAATAAAGAAGAGAATGGATTTAGATATTTAGTAACAATTTTAGACGAGGATGATAATATATTAATTCCTGAGAAGAAATTGATACCAGGATTTGGAAATGGGTATGGTGTATTAAAAACGAATAGAGAATTATCCGATTTTTTGACTTATGATTTTGATTTAGATAATTTAAATACAAACGAATACGATGCTAGTAACTCTTATCTTAAATATAAAATTGATGTTGGTGAGGAATATTTCGTGACTTGGGAATTCGAAGAATATGGGTTTGAGTCAGGGGCAACTGGAACAACTTGGGATAATTATAATTCACCACTTTTTAACCCCGTTGGTGGAAATAAAACTTTTTTATATAATACAAATGTGCTAGATGTACCCCCATTCGAAAATGGTGATACTATATATGTTAATCTAAACCCTGGTACACAGTCGAAACCCGAGATTGGTGGCTTCCATAAAGTCTTGGATGTGTTCAACTACGCAGGTTTAAGTGATGTTTATTGGGGTGTGATTCTAGATAGAAAATGGGTAGGAAGTGGAATCTCGACAGGTGGAAATATTAAATATGCGGATAATCGAAAATCACGATTTGAATCTTTGTTAACAGTTGATAATCAAAACGTTATAAATACAGTATTACCTGTAAAGGATTGGGTTAATTATAATGTAAATGATTATAAATTATTATATGATTCCGTGGATTGTAAATTTTTAAGTAATATCTACACTGGTTATAAAGTTAGATTAGATAATTATATGTTTATACAATATCTTACAGATACTCAATTCCCTGAGGGTTCAGCCACTTATATTCAGTTCGAGAACAATTTAGGCGATATAACTAAAATAGAATTAGATGGAGAAAATGCCGCAATAATTCGAGCGATTGATGTATCACCTTCAAGAACTTTTTGGGGTGATGTTATAAGTGGTTCATCTTCAATCGTTTATGATAGTGTTGATTCGTATTCTTTTCAACTTTTGAATGTTGATGAAAATCCTATCTCGGAAAAGATTGAATTAGTAATTGATAGAGAGTGTCCGTCAATCGACTCATTATCATTAGTTTATATGGATAAATATGGTTCATTTTTAACTTGGAATTTTAAAGGTAGATGTTTCGAGAACCACACAATTGAAAGAGTTACTTCGGAAAAATTCCTTGGCGGATTTGATGCTACATTGGCTAGATATAATTATAGTTTATTGGATGGTGGTGATGTTATACATAACAGCTCTTATATAAGAAGTTTTATATTAAACACAGATTTCTTAACTGGAGTCGAAGCGGAATTTTTTGAGAATGTTGTACACAGTCCAGTCACTTTTTTAATGTTAGAAAGTGAGTTACAAAGATGTATAATAACAGATAATACATTTAGTAAGAAAAAAGATGGGTGGTTTGAAGCTAAACGATATACATTAAATGTACAATTATCAAATCGTGAAAATATAAATATATAAGGATATGACAGAAATAATATTAGAAGGGTACGGAAGTATAAAAATTGCTGATGAGACCTACTTTGCTTTAAATTTTAACGTGGAAGATATAACCACGGCAGGGAAATCACAGGCTAATTATAGTAAAGATATTGAAATTAAAGGAGATAACGATATAAATAAAATATTGAAATTTTGTTATGATATAAATAATGATAATACTTTTAATATAACTAAACGTGTAAAATGTGATGTGATTCAGAATGGGTCTATCGTGTTCTCGAATGGACTATTTCAGTTGTTATCGATTGAAACTAAGACTCTTAACGCTGATGCTCAAATGGAGATTAGATATACTGCTCGTGTAAAATCTAATAAGATGTCATTATTTAGCGACGTGAAAAATGGTTTGTTGAGTGATTTAAATCTACATAATCCCAGTGATTATCAACAACTTACAAAGGCTAATGTATTATCATCTTTTACTCGAACGGCTGAAGATAGATGGAAATATATACCTCATAATCATACTGGTTGGGATTGGCATTTAAAGTATTTTAAGCCAGGGATTTACGCTAAAACATTTTTTGATGCGATACACGAATCAAATGGATGGACGTATGAATTTGAGGAATTGAGTGATGTGAGATTTGATAAATTAATTATACCATCTTCTTCTACATATGTTCCAAGTCAGACTTTGTTAGATGATGTAAAAGTAATTGCAACTGCTTCAAGTACACAGGATTACTGGTTTAATGGAAAGGAAGATTTTTTCTACACGGATGGTGGTGTGAATACGGAATTTAGTAAAGTTAGTATCGATGGTATTCCAAAATATTTAGTAGCGAATGTTGAAGAGACAGACCCAACAATAGTTGGGTATGATAATTATAATATTTATAACCCGGCATTTGTCTATGGTGATATAACTACACCACGAATCACTTCGGCTTTTAAAAGTAATGTGAGTTTTACATATAAGATTAGTTATAATTTAATATTAAGAAATCCTGGCGGTAACTGCCGATTGGTGTGTGACCCGGTTGTGCCTGACGGTGATAATAAATTAGTATTAAGTTATAGAATATTTAGTATTAAACCAGGTGTATTAAGTTTAAATTATTCTAATTTTGGGATACAACATAAGATAGAACAAGATGTAGTATTTAGTCCATTCAACAACACTCTTCAAAGTGGGGAAGCATATTTTACAACCACAAAAATGATGGAAGTGGATGAGATTATATCAAATATCGGCTTCCAAGAAGTTTGGACGAAGGAAGGTGCTGGTAGTGAATCAATGGCATTCAAACGTTTTAGTGATAATACATATGTTCGTGTCGATAGAAGATTGGAAGTAACTGCCTGTGAATTAGTTATACAGCCACAGCTTGAATACAATATTGGAACACCGATTTATTTGAATGATTATATTCCTGCTAATATCAAACAAGCAGATTTTTTAAGAAGTATTATAGATATATACAGATTAGTTGCCGAGGAACATCCGAACATTCAAAACCGTGTTGTATATAAAACTAGAGATAAATTTTATGATGAGGGGCAAGAAAAAGACTGGACTAAAAAGGTTAATAATAAACTAAGTAAAACTAAGGAATGGTTAGTTAATTTACAAAGTGCCAAGCGTTTATTTACATATAAAAGTGGAGATGATAGTTATAATAAAACTTATTTGACCCAGACAGGAGAGAATTATGGTCAATATTTGTATGATTTTGGAAATATGAATGCCACTGGAGAGGATAAATTAGAGTTAATATTTACATCTACTCCGACCCTTTTTAAGCAAGACCAAAATATATTTATAAGTGCAATTCCAGTGGATGGTACAGATAATAACATTAGATTGTTGTATGATGGTGGTTTAAAGACAGATGCGTATTGGTATATTCAAAATGATGATGGTACATTCGATTCCGAAGTTGATATAAATTATCCAGTATTTTCTCACTTTGATAATCCTGTTTCACCAAGTTTTGATGTGAATTTTGGTGTGTGTACGTACTATTATTATAATAATTTTACATCTACAACTAATAATAATTTGTTTAATTTGTTTCACAGACGCTACATCGGACAGCAGACAAATGGTAAAATGCTTACTTTATTTTTAGATTTAAATGAAGCTGATATAGCTAATATAAATTTAAGTGATAAAATTTGGATAAAAGATTGTTGGTATAATATATCAAAGATAATTGATTATAATGCTAATTCCAAGCAACCTACTAAGGTCGAGTTGATTACAATCGATGATAATACTAATTTAAATTTTAGTTATAAAAAGGAGACGCAAGTTTTATCAAGCACAGGTGTATTAATAGCTAAACCACCTCGAGATAGCCAGGATGGAATTTATAGTGATAATGCGGTGTCGGCAGATTCATCAACATTTACTAGACCAGGCTCCAGCGGGAATGTTTTGGGTGCGGGTTCGAGTGGGATTGTTTTAGGTAATAATAATAACCATTCGATGTCCTCAATCGTTTTAGGGAATGGAAATAGTTCAGGGGATGATTATAAATTGATTGTTGGTAATAATATAAAATCTAGTTCGGACTTCGATGCTTTTATTGGACAAACTAAAATAGGTAAAAACTTGAATATCAACGAGACAACCTACGGTGAATCTAGCATTGATTATAAAAGTGGATATGTGATTGATGATTATGTGATTGATGATTTTTATGATTCTTATACATCTAGTATTCAATTTCAATATCAAGTCGTGCCTCCAGTTCCGGGCACTGGAACAGCTACACAAAGTAATACTAAAATAACATTCAACTCGAAGAAGGTGTATATGACTGATGTTGAGGAGATTATAGGTGCGGAGGTTTATTATCCAGCGACCTACGATTTTTTGAATGCTTTGCAGTTGAGTGGGGGGTTAGATGAGGGAAAGACTTATTATATAACAGACAGGGATATGTGGGTACAGGCTATCAATGCCGAGGAATTTGCAATTTTTGCTAATCGACGAATGAGGTGTCCTTTACAGGAATTATACACGAGTGGTACATTTAGTTTGGATGGAGTTGATTATATGCGGAACGGAGTCTACGGACAATTATATCCACAAGGCACTGTACCAGCTTCGACTCCAAGTTTGACCCAAATAGCTGTGTGGGGAGGAAAAGTATGGGAGAGAAACACAGACCCAGATGCTGGTGCGTCTAGCCAATATGAAATATTTAGTGATGAGGGATGGGACTTAGTACCCTCAGATTCAGACCTTTACACAAATTTGTATTTTACTTGCGAATATGATTTAGAAAATGATAACGTAGTTAGACAATCAGATTTAAAAGGTAATTATATTACTAATCAAGAAACCACACAAATTAATATTGATGCTACGGATTGGAACTGCCCTGGTGTTTTTGATAATGAAAATCAAGGTGTGTTTAATAATTTCAATTCAGCTTCGAATACATACGCTATCGTGGAAAGAAATAGAAATTACGGATTAGTATATTTTAACGATGTAGAAGATACAATTACAAACAACACAAATTTGGGAGCTATTTATAATAATCGATGTGGGAATATTGTAAATAATATAAACGCAGGTTCTATTTATAATAATATTATAACATCAAATATTACAGGAAATTCGAATGGTGGGGTTATCTCCGATAATCAAATCGTTGGTGCGATACAAATAAACTCGAACGCTACTGTTATAAGTAATAATACGTGCGATGGTTCTATATTTAAAAATTCGAATGCAGGTTCTATTCAATTTAATTCGAATTCGGGGTTGATATCAAATAATTCAAATTCCGCATTTATCGATTCAAACTCGAACGCAGGTGGTATATATTCAAACTCGAATGGTGGTGAGATTGCGGAAAATTCAAATTTGGGTGATATATATTTAAATTCAAATGGTGGAACGATTTACGATAATAGTACACAAGATGGTATATATTTAAATTCAAATTTGGGGGCGATTAACCAAAATTCGTGTGATGGGGTGATTACTGGTAATAAAAATAGTGGTAATATATCGGACAATTCGAACGCAGGGGCGATAACGTATAATATAAATATAGGTTCAATCCTTTATAATTCAAATACTTACATTTCGAATAATATGAATGATGGGAACATTACAAACAATAGTAATAGCGCAGAGGTTGCATATAATCAAAATTTGGGAAATATAGAGTATAATTCAAACAACGGGTTTATAAGTTCAAATCAAAACATTGGAAACATTGATTATAATACTAGCGCAAGCGGAACTATGAATATTTTTGATAATGTAAATAATGGTGATGTAACTTATAATAGAAATACGGCTAGTATAAATATAGCAAAAAATATAAATAACGGATTTGTTGGAAACCCTGGTGGACCAGCGGTGAGTCGAGCATCAACTATAAGCGATACAATAGTGAACAAATAATAATATACATATAGTACATATATATAAAAGATTGATATAAAAATATGGCATTAATATTAAGAAATATAAAAGGTAGTGCGTTGAACTACAATGAGTTAGACAACAACTTTACATATCTAGAAACGTTAGCAGAGGATGCTATATCGTCATCACCATTATCGGATATTTTAAGTAATGGAAATGAGAGTGATGGTAATGACTTGATAATCAGCGTGGGAGATACATTAACTATTTCAGGAACTATATCAGTACCATCAAATCAAATTGATGGATATAGTAGAGATTTAAGTCAAATCCTAGAAATTGGTACAAAGACGCTTGGTAAAAATATTGAAATTAGTAATGCCGATACATTTATTCAAGGTGGGAAAGAGCAATTGAAATATAGACCTTATACATCTTCAACCACGGTAGATTCAAACTTTTTATGTCACCATTTAAATGCCGCTTCGAACAACGTTATATTAACTAATTTTACATCACCCGTCGATGGTCAATTGATAGAATTTTTAAGAATTGATGGCTCGGGATTTACAGCCCGGGTGGATGCCGTTACAAATAATTTCGTGGTTGGTGGTACTACATTAACAACAGTACCATTACTTTTTGGAACTCATTATAGATTTCAATTTAGTTCGACAACAGGTTTGTGGTTTAATGTAGTATAATAATATAAAAATATTGATATAAGAAAATGGAAGAAGAATTTGTAGTACGGTTAAATGTCGAAGCACCCACCTTGGAATCGCTTATTGCGCAAGTAGATACATTACGTGCTACAATTCAAACTGTGGATGATGCTACTGCCTTTGATAGTTTAAATAAAGAATTAGAATCTACTAAAAAGATTTTAGATGGAATTGATGATAAGGCAAGACAGGCTGGAAATGGTTTAGAAGAAACAGCAGATGGAATAACCAGTGTTGGAGTAGAAGCTAAAAATACTAAACAACGTCTAGCCGAAATGGAAGATGCCTTAGCTGATATGGCAGACAAAGGTAGTAAAGAATATCAAGATTTAGCTAGGGAAGCGGGAGAATTAAAGAGACAAGTCGATGACTCCGTAGCCGCTATTGATGCTTATGCTTCCCACGCACCTCGCCTTCAAGTTGCTACTCAAGCATTTAACGCAATCGGTGGAGCCGCACAAACAGCATTGGGTGTAACAGCATTGTTTGGTGAAGAGAATGAGGAACTTACAAAGTCGATACAACAAATGGTTGCGGTACAAAGTGTATTAAATGGAGTTAATAGTTTTGCTGAGGAACTTAGTTCAAGGTCTATTTTAGGAATGAAGCTTAGAACTTTTTGGGCTAATACATTTACAGCCGCTAAACGTACAGAAGCAATTGCGACTGGGCAAGCAACTGTGGCACAAAAAGTGGCAAATGTTGTAATGGCTGCGAATCCTATTATGTTAATCGTATTAGGAATTGGTGCTTTAATTGCAGCCTTAATTGCATTTCGAAAGCCTATAATGGATTTTATATCAAACTGGGAAAATGTTAAAATGGTGTTATTAGCATTGTTAGGTCCAATTGGCTGGATAATTTTGGCTTATCAAAAACTATTTGGGGAGGAAGCTAAACAAGAAGATGCTAGGGCAAAAGCGGCTGAAGCACAAAGAAAACGAGAAGCGGAAAATACTAAGGCACACGGTGCACGATTAAAACAAATCGAAGAGGAATCTAAAGCGTTTAGAAAGGCAGAAGACAAAAAACAAGAATCTTTGAAATTAGAAATCGAAACTTTAGAAGCTAAAGGCTTATCGAGCACGGAAGCAACTAGACAACTGTTACAAAGTCAGCTGGAGGAAACTAAATCTATTCAAGCCGAAAATAACCGGAAGTTTGATTCTTGGGTAACTTATTTTAAAAATCTAGCTATTTTGCGTGGGCAGGATGAGGCTACATTTAAAGAAAGTATGCGTACTCAAGGTGTTGATTTTGATAAATTATTAGCTGATAATCAAGTGCTTAGAGATAAAAATGCTGCCGCTATTCAGCGAAGTGAAAATGAACTTACTAAATTTAATCGTGGTGTTAATAAGGAAGCGGCGGATGATGCTAAAACATATGCCACAAATCGTTTAAATGCTTCACGTAAAATCGAGGATAACAAACTTGATATGCTAGAAGATGGTTTAGCTAAAGAACTAGAAATCAATCGAGTAAAATATGAAAGACTTATTGAAGATACATACAAAGACGAGAATTTATTAGCAAGCGAAAAACTAGCACTTAAAGTACAATACCAAGCACAAGCGAAGGAAGTTGAAGATATATTAAACCAAGAGGAAGTTAATAGAAAATTAAAATATGAAGCTGATTTTAATGCTCAATTATCTCAATTAAAATTTGATAATAAAGCAGAAAATTACGCTAAAGAGTTTGAACAAAATCAAATCGAATTTGAGAAGAATAGACAACAGATATTAGCTAATGTAAATCTAACTGAGCAACAAAAGAATGCTTTAATCGCTGAATATCAAGTCGCTAAGGACTCAAAAGATGCTGAAGTAAAGGATAAAATAATGACAGATGCTATTGAGTTAGCTGATATAGAAATTGAAAAAATAAATGAAGTAGCTAATAAGAAAATAGAATCCGATAATTTATCGATTGAACAATTAGCTAGTTTAAATGCTGTTCGTATATCTCAAATCGAGAGCAAGTACGATGAAGAGATACGATTGGCAGGAGAGAATGCTGATTTAATTGAAGAAATTGAGGGTAAAAAGAGTGACGCCATTATAGCTATTAAAAAGGAAGAATCCGAAATGACTGATGCTATTCGTAAAAAAACTACTGATGCTCAATTAGATACAGCTAGTATGGTATTAAAAGCAGTAATGGATAATACAAAAGAAGGTAGTAGAATAGCCAAGGCGGCAGCTGTAGCACAAGCAACAATCGATACTTATCGAGCGGCACAAGGTGCTTATGCTAGTATGGTTAATATACCACTGGTCGGGCCAGCGTTGGGAGCAATTGCTGCCGCTGCCGCTGTGGCAAGTGGTGTAGCAAATGTTAGGTCAATTTTAGCAGTTAAAACACCAGGAGGTGGTGGTGGAGCGGGTGGTTCTACTCCAAGTTTATCTACTCCAAGTGTGACTAGTCAACCTCAAAAAACCCCGGATGTGAATATGTATGGGTCTGGTAATGAGGGAAGTAGCGGTGATAATACTATGTTTACATCTAAAAATAGACAAGAAAATACTATTAGAGCGGTTGTATCTTGGAATGATATTGATGGAATTATTGGGAAGAATAATAAGCTTGCGGACGAATTTAGTTTATAATACATATAATATATAAAAATAAAGATATAACAATGATTAAAGTAGAAAGTGATAATTTAGTGTTTGGCGTACGACACAAATTGGAAGAAATTAATATTAATACATTCCAGGAAGTGGTTAATGTGTTAGCAAAAAGTGAAAATTCGGACTACTTTTTTGAAGTGTGGTTAGATGTAATCGAGGCATTAAGTTTAACAAAAGGTGTTAAAGAACTTTTGACCGAGGATGCCTTTTATGATATCATAGCAAAAATTAATCTTAAAGATGTTCCTGAAAATGTGATTAATACATTCGAATATGATAATATTGTATATACATCTAAAGCTAAAGATAATAAGATTAATATCTCAGCATTCGAATTTTCTAAATTAGAACGTATAGCTAAAGAGAATCCTGAATTTTGGATACACAAAGCATTAGCACTTTTATTTTCTTGTCAAGAAACAGAGTACAATACAATAGAATATAAAGAAAGAATTTTTGGAGAAAATATGACAATCGATATAGCTCTTCCATACCT